TCAAACTTGGAATGATAGGATCCTTAGGTAAGGTTGTCGCTGAAGTATTGGTTTTTTCGGAGTCCGTATCGTTTGATGTGCTTGTCTCTGTGTTCTTCGCACTCGAAGTGACAGATTCTGGTGTCATTTCCATCTTTATACTCCAATCGATAAGGGAATGCTGTAAAGGGATGCATTTCTTCAGGTGGTAGTTTCTTCCGTTTCAGTTTGCCAGGTACCCCACTCTTCTGGCGCGTAGAAGGAGTCTTTGAACTCTTTGCCTTCGCTTTGGGAGTCGTAGTAGGTTTCTTCGTGGCAGGCTTTTTTGCCGAAGGTTTCTTCGCAGGTGTTGATGACTTCTTCTTTAGTGGCATTACGTTTTCTGATTTCTTTCATGATTGGTTCTTTGTTTTTTGATAGGAATACAAAAATCCCTCGTCGGTTGTATAATAGATGTGTTTAATACCTGCTTCTTTTAGTGCAAGTTCACAGATTGGACATGGTTTTGCATTTCTAAGTTCTTTTCCAGAATGTCCACCAATTCTTGCTACTACAATGGTGTCACATTCTTCTCTACATTTAACAAGAGCAGCAATCTCTGCATGAAGGAAGATCTTTTCACGTAATCCCACCCTTTCGGCAAACTTTGCTTGCATAGGATGGGACTTCGTTTCTAAGTTGGTTGCAGTCACAATGACCTTGTTTTTATTAAGAAGAACAGCACCCACCTGCTTTTTTGATGGAGATGATTCTGCTGTATTGTATGCAAGATCAAATACCGATTCGGAAATCATCCTTTAAAAGAACTCCTCATTCCTACGATGATCTAAGTGCTCAAGAATTTCTGCTCGCCACTCCATCAATTCATTAAAACATTCTTGATTATGAGCACATTCACGTAGAGTAGGGTCTGGTTTTAGAACACTTTCGTAAAATAAACCGAGTGCGTCACGACGTTTTTGACTTTTTTCGTCCATAACTCCTTTTCTTAGTAGATTTTAATTGGTTGTTGATAAAATCAACAGATTGTTTATAGGTGCTCAAGACCTTTACTTGACTACCATTATGTATGATCATGAACTTTTTTCCACAAGGGACAGCAGCCCACATACCATCATTGGTTACATAACCCAGTGGATCACCAGGTGTTGCATCAAGTATTCCAGGATTCGGAATGAATGGTTTTAAAAACTTTCCCATCAAAATACCGCTGTAACACCAATAACACGGGCATTAGGATTGCGGGCAAGAGCAACCTCCCGTGCCTCAGCATAGTCCCGTGCATGAACGGTCTCAACAAAGACCTTACCAGCAACATAGAGTTTAACTTCGCAAATCATGATCAGTTTACAGTGGTAACTTTGATGTTAGTCCAGTTAGGATACTGCTTTTTAGCATAGTTTCCTAACTTTGCAATGTGTGAGTTCCGCCCTTTGGATGTTTTGGGTTTGGTGGGCATCGTCCTAATGAATGATAGAGAACCTTCATCAGTGATTACCTCAATTTTGTACTCTGCTGTGGTTGTTTGCATGTACTCCTTTGGTTACCTCCATAGTATAGCACAGATTACTTCTTGATGACGGACACTGCAGCGTTACCATGCACAAATACATCCTCTACCACGCTCTCAAGGCGCTTAGCAGTGGCAATACCCACATTTTCATATACTGGCACATGCACGACTCCAAACGCCTTAGAGTAATTCCTGAGGTCTCCTGAGACCAGTTCACCATTGTTCAATTTCTCACGATCATCAGCATCCAAACGAATGACTCTACCGATGGTCTGACACATTTGAATCACATCCATGTTACGCATCAAGATACAGGATGTGAGGCCAGGGCAGTTAATACCTTCAGACAGGATGCTGTAGTGAAGGATGATGAACTTCTTATCAGGGTCCTTACCATATGCAGTCAGTGTCTCAAAGAATACATCACGCGATACCTTAGTGTCATTGATAAATGCACCATACTTAGATGTAATCCACAGAACATCATATCCATGTGACCGAACTTCAGTCATGAACTCAGTTTCTGCAAGCATACGCATCAGAACCTTTGTGTTTGGTGCAGCAACCAGCACCTTTTCCATATGATCTTCATTGATAATCGTATCCAACAAAGTCATACAGTCACGCTCTGCACCAAACTCACGATCACGCTCCATGTTGATCTTATTGATACGAACTTTAGGAGGAAGAATCACACCATTTTCAACAAGTTCAGGTGCAGGAACTTCAGTGATTACCTGACCATAAACATGCCCATCATTCATGCCAGGTTTGAATGCAGACACAGAATGCTTAGGAGTAGCAGTGAAGAAATAGCAGCGATCAGAATTATGAGAAAAATGCTCGGTAGCACCAAAGAAATTACGCTTGACAGAGTTGTGCGCTTCATCAAAGTAAATTGTATCGATGTTGATATTTGATTCCTTGATCTTATGTAGGGAATGATACGTGGTGAAGAAGATGCAATGATCACCTGAAGCATTCACAATGTTTGCAAATGCATGAATACGATTAGATTGTGTTGTTGAAAAATGTTCTGTCTCACCACTGTGAACATGTAGTGCATGTGCATTCTTGATGTGCTCAAGAAACTCATTACATAATTGCTCTGCAAGTAGAATCCTTGGTGCAACTACAACAATGTTCCTAGGTGTTGTGATGCTGAATCGACGCATAGCATCATGAATCATGCACATGGTCTTACCACTTCCAGTAGGAGAAATGACTTGACCTTTGCTGTAGGACAGCATACGGTTAGTGATCTTTTCTTGATGAGGAAGCAGACGAATCATGTGGTGGTTTCAATGTCCTTATAGTATACCATTAAAAAACCCTCCGTGTGGAGGGTCTGTAGACAGTTGTTTATGTGTCTTAAAGAAGCTAAGTTCTCATCTTTAACGGAGACAAACCTAGTCTACATGGTTTTGGGACTTATGTCAAGTGTTATTATCCTTTATAATTACTAGACTTGTTATTAATTAACTTGTAACCACCTCCACTTATTGCTATTCCACCTGCAGTTCCACTCTGTCCTGCTCTACCACTCCAGCTACTAGGTGCTCCTTCTCCCCCAGGATTATGATGAACAAATTGAGCTTGAGGCCAACTACCATCATTAATTCTTAATATAAGATCATTATAATCATTATCAGGACCGTCAAAACTACCATTATCATCAAGATTTAATGTTCGACCACCACTTTGAACCCTGGTCCATGCGCCCATTAAAAGTTGACTACCATTAACATCCCATGGTGCAAAAGACCAGTGGGAAATGGGACCAACATAACCGCCGCTAGGAACGTTCCATGCAGTTTTGTTGCCGTAACCATTACCGCTTGAGTCCCCATAATCTCCCAAACCAGGAACAGCAAAGACACTATAATAATCTCCAGTCCGTGTACCATTTACTGATATGTTCATACTAGATCCACCCGTGTTACGAATGAACTTCGGTCTATTATCAGAGGTAGCATCATCTCCTTTAGTACCCGGTTTACCCTTTTCACCATCTACACCAGCAGCACCCCAAGTTCCGCCACTTCCTCCTCTTCCACCGTTTCCTCCATTACCGCCTTTTCCAGAACTAAAATTGCGAGATTGTCTATATCTAAAGTTTGTGTTATATTGAGTAATTGTAAGTGTTGCATTAGCATCATCTCCTTTCTTATCACGAAAGATACATTTGCTATCACTTTTACGTAGCGCCTTTTTACCAGATGCATCGCTGTCATGAGTCACTGCCAATTCACCAGTTGTTCCACCCGAAACCAATAGTCTTTGTGAAGTTAGCGTACTCTTGGATTCACTTTCTTGATTCTCATCTTCTTCAGGATGCCAAAATGTAAATGATTGGTCGTAAAAATTTCCCGTTATTTTAGTGTAAGCTGTCCCACGCGCCTCAGGATCATCATCTGTTGAGATTGTGAAACTAATACAACGAAAACCAATACCGCTCGCTTCTACAGGAACTCCACCACCATGAAAATCATTTGCGTTTCTAAATTTAAAGTCTACACTTGATAATCCACCGTTATACCATGTTGTAGTATTGCGTCCTCCACCGTCACCACCCGATTCTCCATCAGTACCGGTTGCTGCATTTGTAGTATAACCTTGCCCTGCACCGCCAGTACCAGCGGCACCACCAGAACCACCAGAACCACCAGCAACTGCTGTTGTACCTCCTCCCTTACCACCTGGACCACCTACACCACCAAATCCACCCCAGCCACCGCCAGCATATACTTGAGCAGTACTTGCTATTCTAATGGGAAGTATGTCACCTGAAGCATTCACGTACATTGCATTGCCACCCGTTTCATTTTGATTACTTGCACCAGCACCATATATTCCACCCTTAATTTGGAATTGTAAGTTTTTTGCTGTCCCCGTGTATGTGCATGCATATTTGTTTACGCTACTAGCACCGAACGTGCCGAATTGCTCAAACTCTTTGGGAATATTTTTATTTAAATTACCATTCCAAGTTTGATTATGAACTTCATATCCATTTGAATGAGAACTATAATCATCAACACCAGTCTGCTGCACCTTATAAAAAGTAATACTATTTTTATAATGTGACATACTTATATTGCTCAGATTAGTGCTTATGCTTGCATTTTCTGTAGCTTCTTTTGGTCCAGTTGCATATTTATTATCTAATCTAAGACGACTTCCACTACCACTTACATTTTCAGCAGGTTGAACATCGGGTCTAAATGTAAATTCCTCTCCATTACCAATAGGATCCTCCGGGTTTATAATAAATTTACTCATTTTAATTCTTCTAACACCACTATTAGTGTTATTAAAAAACTTATCATCTAAATCACTAAACCTCATGTTTGTAGTTTTAAATGAATCTTTACGTACTGTTGTTGACATTTTAGTACCCTCCTATCAATATAGTGCTAGTGATGTACTACCTACACCCACAACTGTAAATACCACTCTTGCCCTCGTGTTAGGATCATCCACATGTTCTGTAGTAATTTGCACTGCAGTGGTTATTCCTACCTGACTTATAAATCCAGTTTCTGCTACTACTTGAGTACTAGATGCAACATCATTTGCCGTTAGATCACCTGTAATATGTACACCACTGTTAACATGTAGTCCTGTATCCGCAATTATCGTATTAGTATTAATGCCAATGTTAGTGAATGTACTTAATCCAGTTACCCGAAGAGTTTCTGTAGTTGTTCTTCCAGTAATTTTAGCATCACCATAAACATCTAATTCTCCAGCAGCATTATCAGTATTGATACCAACACTTTCAATTAATGCATTTCCAACTACTTCAAAATTTGTTTTTGGACTTAAAGTTCCTATACCAATTCTGGGATCGGCACCAGTCGCAATAATTTTTTGGAATGTACCAAATCCTGATGAATTAATTTGATTGACAAGAGTGACTGTTGAATCAAATGGCCCAGTAATGGTGCCTTCTACATTTACATTACCATAAACTTTAAGATCACCTCCAACAAAAGAATTGCTAGTGACAGTAGATGTTCCTACAACGTGTAAAGTATCATCAGCATCTGTCTTACCTAAACCCAACTTACCTCCGTAAGTTAGTGTCATTAAAGGTGTTGTTAGTTGCTTGCCATAATACCAGTTATAATTTCCAGTATCAATACCAGCAAAACTTCCCTGGTGAATGGAAAAATCCATTCCACCAAGATCATAATTGTATATGTTTAGTGTTTTAGCAGTATATTCAAATTGACTAATATCTTCATTTGCACCATAATCAGATTGACCAATACTAACGATTGCATCAGTGCTACCAACAACACGAACTTTTGCGACTGTAGACCTTACTTCTACGTCTGCAAATGATCCTATTCCACTAGAGTTTATGTCATTAACGTCAATTGATGGAGTTCCAGATAGTCCTCTTGCCGTAGAGATACTACCATCAAAAGCACCTTTTACCGTTAAATCTCCCTCTGCAATAATATCATTGAATACATTAGATGGTAAATACTGACCTCCTGATATATTCTGAACTTCGGAAGGATTTAGTGATGTTAAATTAGAACCAAGTCCAACAAATTTAGTTGCAGTTACAACACCACTGCTAATATTAATATCTTGGAATACGTTACTGGGAATAATTCCAGATGATATATTGGAACCATCTACAGTCCCGCTAAAAGATGCTGCAGTTATAATTCCTGTAGTGTTTATATTTTCAAACAGATTTGAAGGAATGATACCCGCAATATCTGTAGCTGTTACTACACCGCTAAAAGATGCTGCAGTTATAATTCCTGAAGTGTTGACATTACCAAATACATTATTAGGAATTGTTCCACCTGTTATATCAGAACCACTTATACTTCCACTAAAAATTCCTGCAGTTACAATACCACTAGTGTTTATATTTACAGTTACATTATCAAAAATTCCATCTTGGATAGAACCTGTAGTCATATCAGAAGCACTTAGTGTTCCTGAGAATGATCCTGCAGTTACAATTCCAGTAGCAAAGATACTTCCAGTACTAGTAATTCCAACTCCGTCTGCGAAGTTAGAAATATCATTATTTCCTCCAACTTGGAACCAGTAACCTGGATTAATCGTGCCTACACCTACACGTCCTTCAGTGAAGATACTTGTATAACCTAATCCAACGTCAATATCTTTCCATTGAGAAGTTGGTAAACCATCAAGATTACTTCCATCACCATAGTAACTTAAAACTCCACCATAACCAGTTATAATTCCACTTGATATAGAGGTTATGCCAGATATGACTCTTAAATTTGCAGTCAAACTATCAACAGTAATACTGTCAGTGATAGTTGCATTTTCAAATTGATTACTTTCAGATATTATAGTTCCACGAACTCTAATGTTTCCACCAACATCAAGAGCTTCGGTCGGAAGTGTAGATCCAATTCCGACCAAACCATTCGCGTTTACGATAAAATTTTCATCGTCAACTACTAAACCATGCCTAAGATTTAATGACTTCTTGATGTTCGCCATCTTATATACTTTTTAGTTATTTATCTTGATTTTGTTGCTCCAGTTTTTCAACTTTATCTGATAACTCCTTAACTGCTTCGATAAGAAGAGGTATGAGTTTATGATACTGAACTGATTTGTGTCCATCCTCTTGTTGCTTAACAATGCCTGGAAGTCCAAGTGCCTCAATCTCTTGAGCAATTACACCAGTATCATCACCTTCATATTTAGCATCTTCTTTCCAAGTAAATGTGTTACCACTAATAGAAAGAACTTTGGCAAGAGGGTCATCAATCTTCTCAATATTTTCTTTGAGATTTATGTCAGATGCTGAATAGAAAGCAGTAATGTCACCATCTACGTCCAATGAATCTTTGATTCTGGTATTTGAAGAAATTTCAGTTGGACTATTAATATGAATTTTACCATCTCCCCACGCTCTTAGGTTTAAATCTAAATTAGTCCTGCTCTCATGCCATGCTTCGATGTAGTTCCAATAACCTTCAGTATCATACTGATTAGCATTTGTTTGACCAATTTTAACGTGACCAAGAACAGCCTTACCCCATGGTTTTTCTGTATTACCAAGTCTTCCAGTAAATTCAGTATCTGGAAGAAGATCACTACCAACGACAACTGCTTTCTCAACATCAAGACTTTCGTAAATATTAACTCCATCTGATCTTGTTTCGAGTCTCTTACGATCCCCTTGGTCGCTAGGATTACTGTTGTGATATAATCTTACACCAGTATTACTACCATCTGAATTTTTTGAGTAGAATCTAGCTTGAGTTACTACGTCCTCAGAATTAGCACCTGGTGAATCATCATTGGTGTCAATAACGACTCCACCTTCACCGATAGTATTTCCATTTACAGATCTTATGTACAATCCACCAGTTCCGATATCATCGATATAACTGTGATTTCCATCATGATAGATGTTTAAATCACCAAATGCACTAGTACCAAGTTTAATTTTTTTACTATCGTCAAGAGTTAGGTCACCTCGAAGTTTGACAGCACTATCAGACTCAACAATCTGGACTATTTCTGCAGAATCTGAGTTGAGAACAAAAATGTCTCCGTCAGATTTGACGCTAATGCTAGATGCCGTACTAACAATTCTTGATTCGTCACTATCGTTGAGATATTTTAAGATAAAATCATCATCATTTCCAAGTCGGATCTCATTGTTATCCAACATCTCCAGATGACCACGGAGATAAAGTTCGCTAACAACTGTTAGATCACCACTAATAAATGTGTCATTTCCAATCCCGAGACCGCCTTTAAATACTGCACAACCACTGTTTTTGTTTATTGCTCTGTCATCAAGAGTTACACGAAGTTGTCCATTGATAGTACACTTACCTTTAATTCTCAATGATCTTGTCATTGTGACAGGACCATCAAATTGAGATAGAACGAATCCAGATTCCCCACCTTCAACAAGAATTCTTTCTCTAACAGTTAATTCGTCAAAAGCAACACTTAACTTGGAAGGATCTTGTCCAGTAACAGTAGGTTTTGGAATATCATAAGATAGAGTTTCACCAGAAGCAGCAGATACTCTGGTATTACCATTAAATGTATCACCTCTATTATTCATACCAGTGTAAACAACCGCACCAGCTCCCCTTTCTTGTGCTTGCGAGAGAAATTCTTCTCTATCTGATAAACTTCTACTTTGAACTTGAGGAAGTGCTGTAGAGTAGTTTCCAGGTCCATATCCTAGATATTCAAATGTATGGGCAGAAGCACGACAGATTGTAGGTCTTCTAAATTCTACAGGGACAACATTAATTTTAGTAAATGCAGTTCCAGATACATGATTTTCTTGTCTTGTACCCAAATATCCTCTTGAAACTACTGCTGAGGTTTCAGTTACAGCACCACTAATTCTGAAAATTTCTCCACCAATTTGAATATAATCACCCAACTTCAACCTTTCGGGAACATCGGTACCACTATTAGATGTAAATTGAATAGGATCATTTGATCCAGCATTTAAGTTTGCTTGTAAAACAAATCTTTCTCCAGCATAAAATGGCACATTGCGGGCAGCATAATTTTCACCTCTAACGTCAGAAACTCCATCATTTGCAGATAGTCCGTGCTTTAACACGTATCCATTAGTGACATTTGCGTTGGTTATTGCTGTACCAACTTGAACTTTAATGTTAAATTCTGTGGAAGAATTTACATCGTTAACAATATAATCACCATTATTTTCTTCGGAAGAATTAAGTACTCTAAACTTATTACCAACATTTAAGTGGTGAGCTTCAGAAGTTGTAAATGTTACTACACCAACGGTAATTGCGGTTTCTCCATTAATAATAGTTCTAATTTCCGCAAATTCTGAAGCAGCAATTTTACTTGAAGGTCCAGTAACAAAAGCAAATAATCCAGACTTACCATTAATATCAGGATCGCCAGTGCTTCTTGCAAACCCAATAGTATTATTAGTAACAGAACTAATTCTATGATAAGAATCGTCTGTGATACCATCACCCGTAATTTGAATAGTATCTCCAATATAAGTAGTAATTCCTGCTAAAGAAACGGAAAGATACTTATTTGCACTTCCAGCACTACTAATATCTGTTAGTCTTGGATATAAAGTTAATGGGAAAGTGTAGGCGGAATTATTATAACCAGATCCAGGTGATTGAATTTTAATTTCTGTAATTTCTCCACCAGAAACTGTTACTCTACCAGTTGCACCGTTCCAAGTGCTTTCATTTGGTTCATTATACAATTTAACATTATAATATACACCATCAGTATGCCCACTACCAGAACCTGTTAGTGTACCAGATGCAACTCCACCTAAACCATGATTATTTTCAAATGTTAGGGTTCCAGAAGTATTTGTAGTTCCAACACTCTTAATTGGCAGTCCAACTTTAAAGTCTGTGCAGAAAATTTCTGCAGTTTCTCTAGTAATACTCTTTTTAAGATCATTAGTTGCAACATCTCCAACAGGGAATCTCTTTGCAAAAGTTCTTGCAGATAATGGAGAATCGTCAAGATTATCTCTATCAAGTTGTGGATATAGATCTACGGGTGATTGTGTAAATGAAACGTCTGTAAACTTATTGGTTACGAAATTAGATGCATTAAGAACATATAAATGATAAACACCATCCGTTTCATTCTCAATATAATCTGCAATTATATCGTTTCTGTAAATGTAAAGGTTAGATTTAATATCATTTCTCTTAAATCTAGGAAGTTCGGCAACAGTTCTTGTATTTGAATTGGTGGTTATTAATCCAGGAGTATGTAACAAACCAGCAATGTCTTTTGTTGATGTTTCAAAAGTATACTCATCTGCAATGCCAAGTACTTCAAATGATCCATTATATCCTCTATTAAATTGTCCTGCTGTAGCTTGACTAGCATCCTTAATATTTTCTGTGATGACAATATCACCAACTTTTAAATCATGAGGATGCTCGGAAGTAAACTTGAATCTTGATGATATTGTTTCTGCAGTTTTTAAGAATCTTGTATTTCTATTAAATTTAGTATTTGCTAATGATAGAGTAGATCTTACACCAGTAGAATCTCTAATATCACTGTCTGTTATTGCAGCAACACTGCTGGAGTCTTGAAGAATAAATCCAATTTCAGGATTCTTAGCATTTCTTGCTTCTTTAGGAATTACAACTCTTAACTTATAAGTTTTTTCGTCAAGTGCTCTTTCATCAGCAATTCTTCTAACAAAAGCTAGATCGGTAGATTCTGAGAATACTTCATCATTATTAGGGTCAATTCCAACTCCACCGGGACCAAATGCATCATATATTTCATTTCCACCAACAGTATTTGTTCCAACATTAATATACCATTGTTTTTCTACAGGATCCCATTGAATTGGTGATCCAACATCACCAGCATTTTTATCTGAAACTCTACTTGTAATAATTAGATCCTGTCCAAATCCACCATATGCATTAATACCTTCGCCTAAAAATGCATATGTAAACGATGCTGCTAATTTAATATACTCATTATTTCTAAGTCCATCTGGATTAGAACTTTGATTATATGGATCATTATCAAATGTAATTGCAAAATAAACCTGATGCTCTACAATATTATCAGGTAAATCTCCAGTTTTACTGACAACAATAACTTTTTCACCAGTACTTAAATTATTAGCACCAATCCTGTAATGATTTTGAGGAATATTAGATCCTTCATTACCACCTACTTGTATTACAGTATATTCTTTCTGATTTCTATCTTGAGCATGTTTATTTGAAGCATTACCCCTCATAAAGATAGGTGCGCTATAATCAATACCCTGATGAGTTACAAATAACGTGTCATTTTCCTTTGCACCAATTCTATATCCTTGTGTTAAGGATACTGGAACTGCAGACTGTGATGTAAATCCAAATAAGTATAGTTTAGTGTAATCACCAACGTTTACAGTTTTTTGCG